GTGACCAGGTCGGGGTCGGTCGGGGACCAGTACGCGCCGCTCATCGGCCCCTCGTGTCGTCATAGACCTGCTGCCAGTCGCGGCCGGCGGGTCCCGCGGGACCGGGCGCGCCGTCTTTCCCATCGCGCCCGCGTTTGACCATCAGCGTCCAGGCCTTCGACCCCTCGCCCGGTTTCGTCGTCGTCGTACTGTTGCAGTGCCAGCTGGACCCGGCCCAGGTCACCAGGTGGCCGCGGTCGTAGATCTGGCCGTCGACGAACACGCCGCGGAACACGAGGCCGGGCGTCCCGTCGGCGCCCGGCGGGCCGGGCGCGCCGGGCGCGCCGTCCTGGCCGGCGGGTCCCGGCATCGGCGGGCGCGTTTCGAGCACGGCCAGGCGTTCGCGCATGGCGCCGAGGTCGGTCACGCCGGCGGCCAGCCCGCTGACGTGCGCGTCGAGCACCTGGACGCGCGTCGCGACGTCCCCCACGGCCGCGCGGACGGCGTCGCGCACCACCGGCGCGATGCCCTCGACGATGGCGGCGAGTTCGTCGGCGGTCATGCGGCCTCCAAGGCTTTGACGAGCAGCCGGCGCACGGTCGCGGCGACCTGGTCGGGCGGTACCTGGGCGCCCGCCGGCGGGCCGGGGGTCGCCATCGGCGCCGGGTCCGGCTTCGAGAAGGGATCGTTCTTGTCGCGTTGCGCCAGCGCGCGCAGCGAGAACATCTGCTGCTGCATGTACGGCGTGTCGCCGCCTTCGACGGGACCGAGGCCGAAGTACCGCTCGCGCGCCTCGTCGGGCGACATCGCGCCCGCCCCGATCGCATCGGCGGCGGCCTTCGTCTTGCTCGCCGTGTTCATCCAGATCAGATCATCGATGTCGAACGCGGTCCCGTATTGCGTCCCGTTGATCGGCATCGTGAGGCCGAGCCCCTCGTCGAGCATGGCCTCGAAATTCGTGAGCAACGATTGGATGCATTGCGAATGGTACATCTGCAGCATGTCCTCAAGCTGGACGCCGCGCGGGATTTCGCCGATGCCGACCATAAACGGCGGCACATGATAGGCGCTGCAGATATTTTCCCCGGTCCACTTCAGCTGTTCGATGAGTTGCGCGTCGGTCGCGTTCATCGTCAGCGACGTGTACTTGAGGTCGGCGGTCAGGACCGCGAGCCGGCCCGCATTCTCCGGGCTGTTGATCGCTTCCCAGTCGGCTTTGACTTTGAGCAGTTGGTCCTTCGTCATGCCCGCCGGCGCCGTCAAGATGCCGCCCGGCCGGCTGCCGTTCGTGAAGAACGAGGTCGATCCGTTCTGAATCGCGAGGCCTTGCATCGCCGCCGAGGCGCACGCGTAGATCGGCGACATGCCGACGAGGGGATGGAACAGACAGACCATGCGATCGTGGATGATTTCGCTCGCCGGCACGGTGACCTTGTCGGTCTGCACCAGGTCGTTCAGGCCCGAGAGATTGTCGTGCTGCAGCTCGTAGTAGATCGCGCCATCTGGGGCGACGAGCGGCAGGACGCGGAGCGGGTCGAGCACGTACAGCGCGACGACGACCCCGCGCGCGTCGCGTTCCTTCAGGACGTACGTGTTGCCCCAGAGCAATTTCGACGTGATCCACTGCTCGATGAATTTCACCGAGGTCTGGTACCGGTTCGGTTTGCGGAGCACCGGCGAGAATGCCGGTGAACTCGTCTCCTCCCACATGTCCTCGTCGGTTTTTTCGACGAGGCCGAGCGTCAGCTTGCCGATGTCCGCGGCGATCAACGTGACGCAGGAAAAGACGGGGGTATATTGCAGGACGAGATCGCGGCGGCTTTCGACGTTGACCTGCCACGCGCCGGGGTACGGTTCGCGGACGACGAGCGGACCCCAGCCACCGCGACTCGTGCCGGGACTGTACGGCGCCGTCAGTTGTTTGGCCGTGAGTTCGAGCGTCCGGCCGAACAACCGCAGACGGAGCGCCGCCATCAGCGCCACGCCGCCGGCGTGAACGTAAACGAGACGGACGCCGACTCCACGCCGCCGGCGCGCACGGCAACCGGAACCGTCGCGGGCGCGAGCCAGACCGCCATGTCGACGTCGGTTGTGACTTCCGTGTCGCTAACGACCGTCGTCGGCACATCGATCCCGTTCCACACGATCACAGGGTCAGGCGTAAATCCGGTGCCGAGTACCCGAACGGTGAAATTGGGCGCCCCGAGCGGCACGGTCGCCGGTACCAGAGTCGTCACGGTCGGAGCTGACCCGCTCGGCGCGTCGGTCCAGCCGGCGATCGAGACGAACCCGATCCCGCGCAACGTTTCCGCCATCGCGCGATCGGTGACGGTGTACGCCTCGCCTTCCGCGTGGGCGACACCATCGACCGTGTGGAACGTCCGCGCGACCATGTCAACAGATTCAGCGGCCATGAGTCCGATCCCCTTTCGGGCGCGGCCCGCCGGCACGCGGCGGCGCCGTTTCGGGGTCGCGCATCGCAAAGCCGGCGACCTCGAGCTGCTCGACGTGCTTGTCCTCGACCGCGATCGTGTCGCCCGCGCGCGGGTACTGGCCGTCCCAGTACCCGTCGCGCAGGACCTTCATTCGCACCAGCATTCCCGCCTCACGCGGTATACGTCGCGACCGTGTACTGGACGACGCCGGCGCGCGCCTTTTTCCAGTTAATGAACCGCTCGGCGCGCAGCCCGACGAGGTTGTTCTGCCAGAGCGACGTCAGAACGGTCGTCGCCAGCGCCGGATTGTCGGGCGCCGAATCCATCTGCACCGACGCCTCGCGACTGACGTCGATCGTCACGCCGCCATCATCGGCGTAGAGGATCGCGGTCGGCTGCACGAGCGCGACCGTCGTGCCGGCCGCCTGCGAGGGGACCGCCTTGTACCCCATGATCCGCATCTCGCCGTCGCCGCCCATGCCGGGAAACAGCGGCTGGCCGAGCGGATTGAGCGCGTTCGTCAACGCGAGCGCGTTCGTCTCCGACAGGATGAGCACGGCGCCGGCCGACGAGAGATTCGCCGCCGTCATCGCGTTCGCCATCGCCTGGATGTCGGTCCGCGCATTGGCCGGCGTCGTGCCGGCGGTCGTGATCGGCGTGACGCCGTTCGTCACCGACCCCGGCGAGACCCCCGCGACCGCGGCCTTCGTCGGATCGATGAATTCGGCATCGAGAAACGCGGCGATGCCGGCGATCATGTCGCGCCGAATGACCTCCTCGGCCGACGGCGTCGACGTGCGCGCGAGTTCCTCGGTGATGGTGATGATGCCGGCGCACTTGAGGATCGACAGCGTGATCGTCCCGAATTGCAGCTTGCCGACCGGTTTCGGCGCGCCCTGGCCGACCCACTGGTACGTGCCGCCGCCGGTTTGCGAGGCGATCGACACGTTGAACGGCACCTTGAGGAAATTGTCGACCTTGCCGAGGATCGTCTGCGGGCGCAGCAACGCGAGGAACTCCTGCGTCAACGGCGTGATGGGCGCCAGCGGTCCCGCCCAGGTCGCGTCGGTCGTCGTGCCCGCGGCGACCGCGGCCTTGAGGACGAGTTCGACCTTTGGCGTCGAATCGTGCCAGCGTTTCGCGTACTCGACCGCCTGCAGCGTCGAGCCGCGCGACACGGCCAGCGCCTGCACGTACCGGATGAACTCGGTCCCCTTCGGGAGCGGACTGGTGACCGTCACCGAATGCGACGGGCCGCTGCGTTGCGTGCTCGCCTCTTCCGGCGTGCGGGCCGTGACCGGCGCCGCCTTGGTGACGTTGAGTTTTTCCAGGTCCTTCAGGTCGGCGACTTCGACGTTGATCGATTCGATCTCGCGCTTGAGCGTGTCGAATTCCTCGCGCTCCGCTTCGCTCTTCGTCCGGTTGTCGTCGCTGGCCTTCTGCTGGATCGCTTCGAGGCGCTCGCATTTCAGCGTGCGGGTCTGCTCGAAGTCGGCAATGCGTTCGCTGATCGTCTTTTTCTGAGTCATGGGACGCGCGCCCTTGTCGACGCGCACGATCGGAAGAGGTTCCCCATCGCGGGATGAGTGATGGCCAGGCGCGGCCAGGTCGAGCGACTTGATCGAGGAAATCGTCGCGCGCGCGTTCGCGGGAATCGCGACCAGCGAGAGTTCGACGATTTCGGACTTGAGAAACCGCAGGCCGCCCGTGGCCTGATTGAATACGCGCTCCAGGTCGCGGAACCCGATCGACACGCCGGCGAGCAGGCCCGCGTTGATGCTCTGCCACGCCTCTTCGACACGGTCGCGCAGCGTGCCGGGCGCGTCGACCGTCGGCAGTTCGGCCGTGAACGCAAGCCCGTCGGCGGTCGGCGGCGCAAAGGTCACGAGGCCGACCGGTCGGCGAGCGTCGTGATAGAGCAGGAGCGGGAGCGGATTCTTGTACGTGATGCCGAGCGGTTCGACGATGTCGCCGCTACGGTCGACGTCGGGCGTCGACGCGATGCCGGCGATCGTGCGACGCGCGACGTCGACCGATTTGACCGTCAGGATCGCATAGGCCCGACTGAGCGGCACGCGCGATACGGTAGAGCCGCGTCAGCGTTTTGTTCGCACAAAAGGCCGGCGCTCGTCGTAGTCGCCCACGAATTCGTTAATCGCTTCTCGGACGATGCCCGAGATCCCGGAGCCGTTGTCGATCGCGACGCGCTTGATGTCGAGCCGTTGCGCCGGCGTGACACGCACGGTGATCCGTGTCGTCGCGGGCACGTCATGCAACGGCGGCCGCCCGCCTGGACGTTTGGCCGTCATCCGAGCACGACCATCTCGTACGTGGGCGGCGGCGTGTGGCCGTGTCGTTCCATCGCGTCGATCGCCATGATGAGCGCATACCCGCCGTCGATGCGTTCCGTCGACAGTTCCTTGGACGGTTTGATATTGCCCGCGGCGTCAGATTCTACGCTCATATTACCCATGTTCCAGCGGAGGATCGGGTGCCCGTCGTGCCGGATCTTCCGCGCCAGGATTGCCGTCTCGAGCGATTTCGACGGCGCCGACAGCGTCGCGAACCCCTGACGGACTTTCACGCATGTCAGGCCGTCATGCTTCTCGAGCCGCGTGATCAGATCGGTCGCGTTCCAGGGGTCGTACGCGACGACCTGTAGATCGAATTCCTCATCCCATGCGAGGATCAACGCGCGCACGGCGTCATAGTCGACGACGGGGCCGGGCGTCGCCGCGATTAGCCCGTCGCGCGCCCATTGATCATAGGGCACACGATCGCGCGCGACGCGCTGGGCGATCCGCTCGGCGGGGATGAAAAACGCCGGCAGCACGTCGAACGCGTCGCCGTCGGGAAACACCGCGACCGCGGCCGTCAGGTCGGTCGTCGTCGACAGGTCGAGCCCGACGTAACACCGCCGGCCACGGAGCGTCGCGCGGTCGATCGGGACGCGACACGCATCCCAGGCCGCCATCGCGATCCAGCGGGAGGCCTGCTCCGTCCATTGATTCAGATACAACCGGCGGAAGGTGTTTTCCTGGGCGGGGATTTCTTTCGCCCGGGCGGCCGCCGTGCGCATTTCGTCGAGCGATCGGAAATCGCCCAGGGCGGGGTTCGCCTGGTGCCACACGCGTTCGTCGGTCCAGTCGGCGCCCGCCGGCGCCTCAAAGATCACGGGCAGGAACGCGGGATCGAGCGCGGGATCGGCCGCGACGTTTTTCGCGTGCGCGTAGAGCTCGTACAGGATCGAGTGTCGGTCATAGCCCGCGGTCGAGATCGCGACCGTGAGCGGTTGCGCCCGGGCGCCCGTCGAGCTCGTCAGCACGTCCCACAGTTCCCGGGTCGGCGCCGCGTGCAGTTCGTCATACAGGACGCGCGACGCGTTGAACCCGTGTTTCGAGTACGCTTCCGCCGAGATCGCCCGGTAAAACGAGCCCGTTTTGTGGTCGACGATCCGCTTTTGTGAGTCCAGAATGTCGCACCGCGCGGCCAGGTCGGGATCGTTCCGGATCATTTGCGCGGCGACATTGAACGCCAGCGCCGCCTGATCTTTGTCGGCGGCCGCAGAGTAGACTTCCGCGCCGATCTCGCCGTCGAACAGCAGCCCGTCGATCGCGAGCGCCGCGATCAATTCCGTTTTCCCGTTCTTGCGCGGCATCATCAACAGGCACATGCGGTACTTCCGCTTGCCCGTCGCGCGGTCGAGTTTGAACAGCGGCCGAATGATCTTGCGTTCCTGCCAGGGCCGCAGTTTGAACGCCTGGCCGGCAAATGGGCCTTTCGTGTGCGTCAGTTTGTTGATGATCTCGACCTTGCGCCCGGGGCCGTTCGGGATCACGTCAGCAGCCCCGCCCATTTCGACGGACGTTTGCCGTCGGGCGACGACGACGGGAGTTTGCGCGCGCGCGCACGGCCCGACGGCGTCAGCCCGAGTTCGTTCCACAATCGCCCGCAATGCGTGAGCGCGCGATCGGCGATGACCAGGTACGGATTCGGGATCGGCACCGCTTTTGTCGTCTCGAGGCACATGCCGAGCGCGATCACCTGGGCGTGCGCGGCCAGGTACCGCGACCATTGCTGGCAGAGGGCCGTCAGCGCGGCGCGGTCGGTCGCCGTCACCAGGCCGGCGGCCCGGAGGATCGGCGCGACGCGTCGCCATTCGGCCGCGGCGCCCGGGTCGTCGGCGAGCTCGGCCGGGGGCGTATCAAATGACGCATCGGCCGGCGCGATTTGCGGCTCGTCGACGTTGAGCGGCCGCTTGCCCGGGTTCCCGCGGAGCACTTTCAGCGCGGTCGGTTGCGGACGCCGGCCGCTATTCCAGTTCCCCACGTTTGGCCCCCGTCCCCGATCCGTGACGGCCTGGCGGGTCCGGCAGATCGCCAAAGATCCAGAATTCGACCCGCCGGAGCAGCGTCACGATATGCGCCAGGATCCGCCGCGTGACCCGTCGATTATCAGACATTGGCCCCCAGTAGATCCCCATGAAACCCCTATGTTTTGGCTCGTTTTCGCGATCTTGCGATTTCCGGCCTGATTTCGACGTTTTGACCCCGTTTTCGTGCCCATTTTCATTAGGGTTTTCACAGTTTTCTGCGAAAATGTGTCTCGGGT